TCGACCGGGATCTGGCCCGCCGCGATATTGCCCGTGGCCTGCACCTCGCCCGGGATGCCGCGGAAGTCGGTCGCCGCGCTGGGATCCGAGACGAGGCCTGCAGCGCTGATAAACAGCCCCGTGGCGGGCTTTTGCCCGTCGCCCCCTGTCCAGTCGCTGATCTGGAACAGAAGGCGCTCACCGTCCTGCATTGCGCCAAGGATCGGCGTCCAGGCGGCGGCCCCTCGGCGAAGGGTGAAATCGAGGATAGGGTTCAGCGGATCCAGGTTGTTGATGTCGACGGCCGGCGGGCCCTCGAGCACCTTGCCGATCTGCAGGGTCGGTGAGGGGCCGACCTCGCCTTGAGCGCCCTGCAGGTCGACGTAAGGGCCCCAAACGCCCGCCGGCGTCTGGAATGACACCTTGGTGCCGACGAACTGATAGACGACGCCGAACGATGCCTGCGCCTTCTTGGCATCGGTCGCGGCGGCCGCTGCAGTGCTGGCCGACACGAAGGCCTGACGGGCGGCATTCGATGCCGCCAGCATGATCTGCGAGGTCTGCTCGAAAGCCTCCCCCGCGAAACCGGCTGCGCTGCCGGGGTCAACCGGACCCTCGTAGGGGAGTGCCATGATAAAAGCCTTACGCTGCCGTGGTGATCGCCTGCTTGACGTTGAACTGGTGCGTCGAGTCCGACGTATGTCCCAACATCAAGTCCTTGAACGTGCTCTGAGGGGTCGGCATCGTGAATGTCGCCTGATAGAGCCACGTCCCGTCACTCTGTGCGGTCGGCCCGGTGAAGGATCCGGCCGGCAACAGCGTGCCGTAAGATGCCCCGTATTCCACTTCTTCTTGATATGTGTGAAAATTGGGGTCGAAGCCGACCAGGAACACCTTTCTCTTGACGGTGGTTACGGGCTTCGCGTTGCCGTTCGCGTCCAGCGGGTTGCGCGGGGCGCTCTCGGCGCGAAGATCCGTCGCCAGACGCGAGGCTTGCGTCGCCGCCGCGCCACTCACCGATGCCTGCAGGTCGATGATCGGCGCCGTGTAGGTGGTCACGTTCAGCTCGACGAACGGCCGGATGCCCGACGGCCTGCTGGCGATCAGGTTCGACTGCGGATTGGCCGGGTCGATGGGGCCGAGACGCGTGTATGCCGCCTGCCCCTGCAACGTGATGCCGTAGATGATATCGCAGCCATCGGGCACGATCGCCGGAACCAGGAAATCGAGGTTTTCGATCCCGCCGCCGAGGTAGAGCAGGTTGAGCTCCAACGGGCCCGTGCTGGTGCCGAAGCTCGCATAGATGACGCGGCAGGCCATCACATGCACGGTGCTGCCGGTCTGGATGCCCTGCCAGTTGCCGGCCTGGGTCAGGGCAAGGACCGGACCGAACATATTGACGTTGGAATTTCCGCTATAGGGCGTGTAGCCGGTCGTTCCGAAGAGATGATCGCCGTCCGTCAGGACGACGAAATGGTAATCTGTCGAGCCCTTGAGCAGGAGCGGGTAAGGGAAGTCGAAGGAATTCGCCGCGTTACCATTCACGAGGTTCGCATAGGGCACCGTGATGTCCATGAGAACCGTGCTAGGATCCGGGCCGCCATTCAGCTCCTCGCAGACCAGAAGTCGGATGTCGCCCCTCGTGCCCCTATAAACGTCGATGTTAAACGACGTGATCATCGCGTCGTAGCTGTTGCGATAGACCTGAGAGAACGCGTTTTTCCCGGTGATCGCACCGTCATCGGCGACGGGTGTCCAATAACCGCGCGAGGTCAGATCCTTCCAGAACCCGTTGCTGTGGTTTAACTCGGGCTGAGTCTCGCGCCAGTCATACCACGTATTTTGATAGACCAGATCGCCGGGGTTGATCCCGAACAGCAGCGTGGGGTCGCCGGAAGCCTGGACCTGAGTCGTCGACTGGGCCACATAGCCCGCGCCGTAGCGCGTGCGCTGCACGCCGAAGCCCTTCTTTTTCAGCGCCGTGTTCCAGACCGGGCAGGTGTTCGCCGCCAGCTTCGGCTCGTTTCCTGCCGAGTAGGGGCCCCACGGGCTCGTGAAGAACGCCGGCATGAGATACCGGCCGCCCATGATCTTGATTTTCGACGAGTTGGGGTTGATCGGATAGAACTGCGACGGGTTGGCGATGCTGGTCGGGAAGCCGAGGCCGGACCCGACGCTAAAGGCGCCGCCGGCGGTCAGTCCGGACGCGTCGTTGAAGAATTCGTTGATGGTCAGCGTCGAGCCATCGGTCACGGTCTGCTGATTCGTCTGGATCGCATTGAGGCGAGCGGTCAACGCCGCGATTTCCGACTGAATATCGGCATACATCTGCTTGTCGCTGGCCGTCAGAGCGGCGAGGCCGGAGTTGAGGCCGTCGATCGCGGACTTAAAGCCCGCGGCCTGATCACTGACCGACTTGAGCAGCACCGCCATCTGCGCCAGGGTCGTGATCTGCAGGTCGGTGTTCTGTGTCACCGAGATCACGCCGGTCTTGTCGATCACGACGGTCGCCAGCTTGCAGAGCAGCGGGTTGACGTCCGGATCGCTCGGCGAGATCGCGAGCGTGCCCGGGACACGGTCGACCACCATCGCACGCACGCTGCGCGTCGTGATCACCTCCTGCACGGTGGGCCACAGATCCTGCGGGTTGGCGGGCTTGAGCGACGCATCCTCGAGCGTCCTGGATTCGGTGACGGACCCGGTGCCGCCGCTCGCGACGATGACGATCCGCTGCGACGTCGTCGTGTCCGGGATGGCGTTGATGAAGCCGGTCAGGTCGACGTTGAACGGCGCGCGCAGCGGGTAGCCGCCGCCGAGGTTGAAGAGCATGTCCGGCGCCGAGCCGGCCGTGCCAACGGTCACGCCACGGGTATCGGCGTTGATCGAGACGTTGCAGCCCGTGTACCCCTGGCCGGCGGCCAAGAACGACCGCACGACGTTGTCGAGCGTGTTCTGGGGGCCCGAAGCCATGTCATTGGCGTCGATGTAGCCCCACTGCTGAAGCCTCGAGAGGACAACGATAGCCTCGGAGGGATACTGGGAAACGAAGTCGGCCATCATAGATCCTGCATGGTGGGGAGCTGCGCGTCACGGGTGCCAGCGAAGGACGGCGCCAGAGAGACAAGGATGCGGTCGCCCGCCCGGCGGGCGGTCGCGATCGCGGTGAGAGCGAAATCGTGGTTGGTCCGATCGTTGGTGTCGAACATGAAAGCACCCGCGTCGAGAAAACACGAGTCGAGGAACGCCGCGGTCTGCTTGACCAGATCCGGCGTCCCGGGGATCGCGACGACGAGGATCTGGTTATAGGGGTCGATTCCGAAGCGAGAGTCGTCGAGGAACGTCGCCGCTCGCGCCGGATTGAGGATCGCGGGGACGCGCGTCGGGTCGAACAGGTACAGGCGATCGTAGGCGCCCTGTTCCCCATCATCCGAGCTGATGAAGGAGTCGTCGAGGAACGACCTATCCAGCACCGCGGTGAGCCTCGGGAGCGGCGAAGTGTCTTTGACCGGCGTGAGCGTGGGATCCGCGAGGTTCAGCACGAACGGCGCGGGCCCGATCGGGTCGCCCAGATAGCTGTCGTCCAGGAACGAACTGTCCAGGAAACAGGCCCCGGCCCCATAAGTCGGCTCGGTGATCTGCACGGTCGAGATCGTGAGGCCGACCTGCGCCAGCGGCGTGGCGTCCACCGGGCGCTCGACCCCGGTCAGGGGGTCGTAGATGACCGGGTAACGCCCGAACAGCAGGCCGCTTTGGCCCGTCATGGAGCAATCGTCGAGAAACGACTTGTCCAGGAATGCCTCGGCGCGGTTCGGGTAGGCCGGCGGATGATTGTGGTACAGCCGGAGCTGCGGCATCAGATCGAGGATCTGCTGGTGCGTCAGCCCATCGTCGGGGACCAGAAACGACCGATCGGGCGGCAGGTGCTCCTCGATCACGCGGCCGCCCGCCAAGTTCAGCAGCGCCTCGACGCCGAGCGGCGTGCCCTGCAGGCGCTGATAGATCCAGGCGTCACGAATGTATCGGCGCTTCTTGATCTCCGGCCAGTCGGCGTTCCAGAACTGCAGGCCGGCATCGAACCGCAGCCAGTCGAGCAGCGATGCATCGCAGGTCATGGGGTCGGATTGCCGGCGCAGGGCGTCGAAATCGATGGGCCATGCCTCGATATGGGCCTCGAGGTTCGCGATCTCGTAGGGCGACGAGACCTGCTGGGGCAGCATCTTGGCGCCGAGGATCTCAGTCATCGATCACCTGTGTCTCGATCTGCACCGTGCCCAATTCGGCTGCAGCCGTGTCTGGCACTATCACGTCGGCCGGCGGGTCGGAAGCCTGTGCTTCCACCACTCCGTAATCGAGCTGCACGGCCTGCATGGTCGAGACCGGCACGAGCGCGCCGACCCGCCGGCGCGTCAGCATGTAATTCTGCAGCGCCGTGCGAGCCGCGATCGGCGCGTCGACGGGCGAAACGCCGCGGCGGATCTTGAGCACGCCGGCATAGTTCACGGTCACGATCGTCGCGAGGACGGTGTCGATCGAGATGGAGCCGGGCCGGCGCATCCGGTCCATCAGCGTGTTGCCGATCGTCGAGCGCATGATCTCGGCGTCGGCGGCGGCAAGGCCAGACACGGGCAGGAGGGTGCAGGCCATACGACCCTGCCCGGGGAAGTCGATCACCTTCGCATCGGCCAGGGTCAGCTTGCCGACCGATGCGCCCTGCACGATGCCGAGCGTGCGAGCATGATACTCGACGCCGAAGACGCTCCCGGTGCCCCAGGCCTGCATCTTAAGCCACGTCCTCAGCAACAGGCTGGCGTCGCCCTCCATCACGGCGGGATTGGGGCCCATGGCCGGCAACAGGGTCAGACGCACGACGCCGCGATCGGCCGCCAGCCCATCCAGATTGCTCCCCTGCGCGAGAGCCAGGCGCAATGCGCGATAGGCGTCATTTACTCTGCTGCGATCGAGCATTCGCAGGTATGAGTACGCCTCCGCAATCACAGTGCCGGGATCAAGCTCTGAATTGTAGACGTTATATGCCGGCCAGAGCGTAACGAACTTGTCTTTCCATGCTTGCAGAAGAGCTTTCTGGCTTATGGTCTCAATTGCATTTGGCAGAGGTAGGAAATCGGAAGGAACCGGAACGGGAAACTGGGTCATGCTGCCCTCAGATGATGAAGTCTCTCTCGCCGTTAATCGGCTCGACCGTGAAGTCACCGAACAAAGCGTTTGGACGATATTGTCCCCGCAACCTAATCCCAAGCTGGCCTTTTCGCACCTTGGCGGCATCGTTGGCGCTGAGCGGGTATATCACTTGCGATATGCGGAAACGCGGTTCCCACAACTCGCAAGCAAGTATGATGGCTGTCCAAAACCGCACCGTGGATATGATCGTGACGTTTTCTCGGCCGAGAATGCGGGGGACCGCAGAGCCGACGGTTCGCGCCACCATTCTCGATGTAATGTGCAGGCTGAAAAGGTAGAATAGGCACTGAACGACATGATCGAAACCTTCGATCTTCTCGCCCGTAAACCTGTTGATCCCGACAGGCGTCATGCCATTCCCCTCTTAGCTGCTGTATCCCCCGAGCAGATAAGACTTGGTCGTGCCCTTGGTCAAATTCACCTGACCGTCGAGCAGCCCGGATAGGCCGCTCATCAGCGACGAGGTCGACGACATAGCGCCCTGAATCTGCGCGACGATAGGAGCGATGAGCGAGGCGGCCGGTGACCCTGCCGTCAGGCTCGAGAGGCTCGCGAGCTGCGCGCCAAGCTCGAAGCCGCCGCCGGCGGCCGCCGAAGGGATCGCGGCCTGGGCCTGCGCAATGATGTTGTTCGCCGTCGCCGCCGCGTCCGCGGACAGGCCAGCGCCGCCGAGCTGTGTCCCGAGCTGCGAGAGAAGCCCGGACAGTTGCTCGGAGCTGTTGCCCTGCACCGTCTCCATGACGCTCCCGAGCAGGGTGTTCGAGAGCCTCGAGACCGCCTGTGTGATCGCGCTCGCGATATAGGCCGGCGCCTGCCCCATGACGTCGTTCTGAGCCAGCACGAGTCCGGTCGGGCTGTTGTTCAGCTTATAGGCGATGTTGGCGAGCGCCGGGATCTTCGTCATCGCGATCGTGTTGAGCGTCGACATCGTGTCGTGCAGCGCAGCGGTCTGGTGCTCGGTGTTCGCTACGCGCGCCTCGAGGCCTTGAAGCTGCCGGTTCAGCTCGTGCGGCGCCTGCCCGAGCGATCCCATGCTCGAGCCGGACTCCGCAGCCGCCGGATCTCCGGCGGCGTGCATAATGGTCTGCGGCGTCGTGACCTTATGGTCCTTCGTGTCCGTGTGGACCTGCGATCCGCCGACCGTGCGAGTGAAGTGGTCCTTCCCATATGAAGTCGTCTGCTGGCCGTACTGAGAAACGTGCGTGTTTTGGTCCGTCGAAGGGCTCGGAATGTTCATCGAGAAGCTATACGGCAACAGCAAACCGTTCTCGAAGACGCCGTCGGGAGCGAACTGCATCATCTGTTGCCCGACAGTGACGGGCTTCCACTCGGTCGCCTCGCCGGCATGCGAGGACCAGGGCAGCCACGGGCCGAGCGCGTCGGACCCGTCCTTCTTTTTCCCGTGCGCGATGCGGGCGCGGGGCTTCGTCGGGTTGCTGAAATCGACGGCGGCGACCTTGCCCGGCCGCACCATGCGCTCGATCAGCGCCTCGAGCCGCGCGATCTTCTCGCCCTGCCGTCGGGTCTCTGCGAGGTGCGGGTCCAGGGACATGGTCAGATGCCGTAGCTGCTCGGGTTGCCGCTCGCGATGGTATATTGCTGGGCCAGCCCCGTCCCCTCCCCTTCCCGCTCGATCGTGACCTCGACCATCGGCGCCGGCGCCAGCAGCGTCGGCGCATCACCCGGCGCTCGGAACGGCGGGGCGCCGTCGAGCGGGCCCAGGCCGAGGCCGAAGTCCTCCTCGATCGTCTCGCCCATGAACCAGCGCTCGGCGAGCCAGCGCGGCGCCAGGGTCGGGCCGGTGATTGCGCCCCGGATGAGGGGTTCCAGCTCGGCGAGGAACTCGTCGCCGCGCAGCGCGGCGAGGAGCTGCGCCCAGATCCCGTCCGGGTCGGCGTCCTCGGGGTTCACGCCGAACATCGGATCGCCGATGGTCTCGCATCG